GGGTAATCATAGCCCTAAGAGAGGACATCGAATTTCCAACAGAAACTGGAGCATAAGTGGCGGTCGAACCTGAAACAGGTGTAACCCCATTTGATCCACGAAGAGACTTCTTACTCTTCTTTAAGTTTGTGTTGGAGACGACGGCGTTGACCGCTTTCCTAACCTCATTAACACCGGCTGCACCGATAACGGCTTTAGCGGCCGCTTTACTAATTCCTTGCGAATTAGCAGTGACAGCTCGATGAATGAGATTAAGAGCAATATCAGTTGGATTGCCTCTTTGGGTTCTAGTTGTAAGCATTGGTAATTAATTTTATTGATTTTATCAGGGACACCGTAAATCAAACGCGACTGTACATCTTGTGTAACAGAATTGCATACCCGTGCAGTCTGTCGGCATTTATGGATCAAGATCCAATTTAGCACGGAAGTATTAAGGATAAACCACCGTTTTGGGTATTTTATAACACAAGACCCCTTAATTAATTGAGAGTCAAACTCAACCGTGAGATATTAAATCACTCGCCTTACCAAAAGCTCTGAGGAGAAGTTTAAAGTCATTTCGGACTTGCCCTTCTACTTAATCCGCTTAAGTAGAATCAAGGGACCAGACAGGAGAAGTTGTTCATTGGACATAGACTCAGAAAGAGTCCCCACAACTTCTTGTTGGTACAAGTCAAACCTACGTAAAACAGCTTTTGAAGGCTGTTTATACCTATATTCAAGTTCCTCTTTTAAAAGAGTCTCCAACAAAACTGGTTTCTGTAAAGGACCAGCAATAATTGGACTTGGTTTAAGGTACGGAACATACTCAGATGAGTATGGACCTATAGGAGCGACAATGATAGAGCCAACCTTTTCTTTTAACATAACACTTGAACCTCGAGAACCTTCTACTTTCTTTTGAAAAGAAAACAAAAGTTTATCGGGAACTACTCCTTCAGAAAGTAAGAGCTCGATCTCATTAAAAAAGAAACGAGCGAACCTTCTTTGGAACGGAGTGATTATGATCTCAGAAGAAACTTCCGAGAAAAAAGGAAAGCCAATACCACCATATTGACGAGGAATGAACAAATTAAATTTACCGTTACCGGTCATAAGTTGAATTTGTTTAAGGTTATAAGAAATAAATCTCCTATGAGCTCGGATTTTATCCTTAGCTCCCAATAACACTAAGTTATACATCTCTTCAAGAGATAATTTCCGTTCAAAATCAGTACCTTTCCCTTTAGATTGGCCCATTAAAAGGCCAACATTAAGATAAGGAACTTCCTTAAAACGGAAACCGCAAGGCG